TTGATGTATGGTTCTAAAATTACATCGGACGATTGGGTTTTAATATGTATGATTTATTTAGGTTCGCAAGGAGCATTAGATATAGTGGAAAAATTCTTAAGTGTTAAAAACACAACTACAACCATTAATAAAAATGTTTAACTTTATAAAAGAAAATTGGAAATTAATTGCTGCTATTATATACGCAGTAGCAATTCCTTTATATTTCTATCAATCTACAAAAGCAGTATCCAATGCTTTAGAACTTTCAATAAATTCTTCAAAAGAAGAAGTATTAATACTAAACGACACTTTACAAAATCAACAAGCTTATTATGAAGTTCTAATAGAACAACTTACAATGTCGTTAGAAGTAGAACAATTAAAACACGACGATGAATTAAGAGCCATAAGAGAAACACAAGTTTATCAGCAATCGTTATTGACCGAAAGTTTTAGAAACGATCCTACTCAAATAACAATTATATTAAAAGATAGGTATAAATTAAATGGTAATTAGTTTATTGTTATTAACCAAGCTTGCGTTCGCCCAAGACTTTCAAAACCTATCACAAGGTCAAGTAGCTCCATTTACGGGAACACTTATAACCCCAGATGGAATTGCTAAAATAATAACAACTGAAGATGCTAAACTCTCCGAGTGTGAAGAAACCTCAAGACACAAAATAGAAGTATTAACAATCTCCAAAGAAGCACAAATAGAAAAATTAAAGTTTGATTTGAAAGAACAAAAAGAAAGTTCAAGTAAAATTATAGAAGAAAAAAATAAAGAATTAGATAGGACTTATGAGATTATAAAAAAACAAAATAGAAACTTAACTCCTTTGTGGATTGGAGTTGGTTTTACTGCTGGACTTGCTACCTCAATTGGAACTATCTATGTTTATCAAAATTTAACAAATGAGTGATAAATGAAAGATCCAAATGAAATTGTAAAAATAGAAAAAGCCATAGCACAAAAGTATGGTGAAGATACAATAGCAAATCCAAAACATTATTGGAATGAAGAAAAAGAAAAAGAATATGTAGAGCAATTAAAAGAATTATCAGCAATACAAACAAAACAAGAAGAAAAAGACCAAAAAATAAATATTGATGGTATTTTTATTTCTAAAAAACTACTTAATAAAGATAGCAAAAGAACTTGTCCTATTTGTTCTGTTTATTCATTTAGCAGCAAAGACGATCTATATATGAATAGATATGAATGCTGTTACAAATGTTATATTCAATGGGTAGAAGGAAGAGAAGAAAGATGGAAAACAGGTTGGAGGCCAAATGAAAGTAACGTTAACAAGAAGTGAACTAAAACAAATAATTCAAGAAGAATGGAACAGAGCAGAAGCTTTGGAACAAGGTTCTCCAACTGACGGATATGACGAAACAGTCGAGGGACAAGATCAAGAATTAGATTATGAAGGTTACATGACAAAAAGCCAACTTTTTAAAATTGGTGAATATGCTTTAAAACTTCACGATATGATTAACGACGGCGATAATCTACCAGAGTGGATGCAATCAAAAGTTTCTCAAATGGAAAAAGATATTGGCTCTGTTTACCATGCACTTAATTATGATACAAAAAGAGGAACTATATAATGGCTACAACCCTTGAAATAATCCAAGGCATCTCACAAGCAGCTTCACATGCTTATGACGGTTCACACATGGCAAAATATAATGCTGATGGTGAAGAAAGAAAGATTGGACTTCGCAGAGAAGACGGCGATCCAATTTTAGACTCAAGAGTTATTGATGGTTTTAAAGTTAAGTTCAAAGGCAACAAACTTTGTATTACTTACCAAAGTGAAATTTCTATGAAAGAAGTTCATAAAGGTGGAAAGTTTGAAAATGAAATGGAACAAGTTATGGCTGACATTGTTAAGTTCTTAAAGAAAGAATATAAGACAATTACAAAAAATAGTTTATCCCTAAAAGCAATTGGAGAAGTTGATATTTTTGTTCAACCAATTTCAAGAACCAGAACAGACCTTAGAATGTATCAAGAGTTTGAAATTTCTTCATTAGATAAGAAAGCAGTTATTTCCGTAGGGCTTCCAAGTGAAGATATTGTAAATGACGTAACAAGAAAATTTCTTGCTATGGGAAGAGAGAAAGCCAAGAAACCTTCAAATATAACAAGACCAGACGAAAAGAAAAAAGAATAAAATGAAAAATGTCTACAGCATACAAATTAACAAAAGAACAAGTTAAGTCCGAAATTGTAAAGTGTGCTAAAGATCCAATTTATTTTCTAAACACATACGCAAGAATTTCGGACACACAAAAAGGTCCAATACCTTTTAGAACTTATAGTTTTCAAGACGAAGTTCTAAAAGATATGAAAGACTATCGTTTTAATGTAGTTCTAAAAGCCCGTCAGTTAGGTCTTTCAACAATCGTAGCAGGTTATATAGCTTGGCTAATGTTGTTCCACAGAGATAAGAATGTTCTTATCTTAGCAACTAAATTACTTTCAGCATCAAACATGGTTAAGAAAGTTAAGTATATTATTAAAAGTTTACCAGATTGGTTGATGATTGCTGATGTATCAATCGACAATAGAAACTCATTTGAACTTACAAATGGTTCACAAATTAAAGCTTCCGCTACGTCTGGTGATGCTGGACGTTCGGAGGCTCTTTCTTTATTGGTTCTGGACGAAGCTGCGTTCATTGAGAACATGAAAGACTTGTGGACAGGTGTATATCCTACGCTTGCTACTGGTGGTCGTTGTATTGGTATCTCAACTCCAAATGGTGTAGGTAATTGGTTTCATCAAACTTACTTAGATGCTGAGACAGGCACAAATGAATTTCACCCAGTAAGACTACATTGGTCAGTCCATCCAGATAGAGATCAAGCTTGGTTTGAAAGAGAAACCAAGAATATGTCTAAAAGAGAAATCGCACAAGAATATGAATGTTCTTTTAATGCTTCTGGTGAAACCGTAGTTGGTGCAGAACAATTAGAATATATAGAAAAGAATTGTAGCGAACCAAAATTTAGAATTCACATAGATAGAAATCTTTGGGTATGGAAAGGATATAATCCAAACCATTCGTATGTTCTTGTAGCAGATACAGCAAGAGGCGATGGAAAAGATAATTCAGTATTCCATCTTCTTAATCTTGATACTATGGAAATAGTAGCAGAATATCAAGGAAAAATAACAACAGAAGATTTTGCCGATCTTGTTATCACAACAGGCAAAGAATATAATAATTGTATGGTAGTTATAGAAAACAATAATCTTGGGTTTTCAGTCTTAGAAAAGATTGTTGATAAAGGATATACAAATGTTTATTATTCTACAAAAGGTTCTGCTGAATATATAGATCAAATCTCAGCAGAGGGAACAACAAACACGGTCCCCGGATTTACTACTTCACACAAATCAAGACCTCTTATAGTAGCAAAGATGGAAGAATTTGTTAGAAATAAAAGTGTTAAAATAAATTCTATAAGAACCTTCCACGAACTAAGCACATTTATATGGGTATTAGGAAGACCACAAGCGATGCAAGGATACAACGACGATTTAGTTATGTCCTTAGCAATTGCTTGTTGGGTCAAGGATACGGTGTTCCAAACCAATCAAAGGGAACTGGAATATAAGAAAGCTATATTGACAGGCTTTACAAAAAGTAATACTATATTTGATACTAAAATTTCGGGGATGCAAGGATACAATAGAGACTTGTCTGTATCCTTAGAAAGAGCAAAACAAGAACACGAACAATATTTTTGGATATATAAAGGATGATAAATGGCAGATCAAAATAAGAATAATACTAAAAACATAGACTCAGCTTTATTTAAAAGACTAACAAAGCTTTTGTCTGGTCCTATAGTAAATTACAATCAACCAGTTCAAAGTAGATATAGACGTAACCAAATGGATAAACTTGGTTCAAAGTTTACTTCTGCTTCTGGTTTAGAGTTTAAGAAAACTGCTTATAATCCTTATGAGAATTTCTCTTCCAAACTTATGACAAATCAAAATCGTGCCGAAAGGTATATAGATTTTGACCAAATGGAATACATGCCAGAGATAGCATCTGCCTTAGATATTTACGCAGATGAAATGACTACATCAAACGAACTTACTCCCTTAATGAGTATCAAATGTCCTAACGAAGAAATTAAAACAATTCTTCAAACACTTTATATTAAAACACTTAATTTAGACGCTAACTTGTTTAATTGGTGTAGAAATATGTGTAAGTATGGAGATCACTTTGTTTATCTCGATATTGATGAACATTTAGGTATTAAATCTGCTATTGGTCTTCCATCTAATCAAGTTGAAAGAATGGAAGGTAAAGATCCAACCAATCCAAATTACGTTCAATTTCAATGGAACTCCGCTGGTATGACGTTTGAGAATTGGCAAGTAGCACACTTCCGTATTCTTGGAAACGATAAACATTCTCCATATGGAACTTCTGTTTTAGACTCGTCAAGAAGAATTTGGAGACAACTTACTTTGCTTGAAGATGCGATGATGGCTTATCGTATTACAAGATCTCCAGAACGTAAAGTATTTTATATTGACGTTGGAAATATTCCTCCACAAGAAATCGAACAATTCATGCAAAGAGCCATGACTACGATGAAAAGAAATCAAATTTTAGACGCTACAACTGGTCGCGTTGATCTTCGCTATAATCCTATGTCCGTTGACGAGGATTATTTTATTCCTGTTCGTGGTGGAGTAAATAATAATAAAATTGAAGCACTTCCCGGTGGTCAATTTGCTTCTGCTATTGAAGACGTAAAATATTTAAGAGACAAATTATTTGCTGCTCTTAAAGTTCCTATGTCTTATCTTATTAGAGGAGATGGAGCAAGTGAAGATAAAGCAACATTAGCACAAAAAGATGTTCGCTTTGCAAGAACCGTTCAAAGATTACAAAGAGTAGTTGTTGGAGAATTAGAAAAGATTGGTATAGTCCATTTGTTTACACTTGGATACAGAGGATCAGATTTAATTTCATTTAAACTTTCTCTTAACAATCCATCAAAGATTGCAGCACTACAAGAGCTTGAACATTGGAAAACTAAATTTGATGTTGCTGGTGCAGCTACCGAAGGGTATTTCTCTAAACGTTGGATTGCTCACAATATATTTGGTATCTCCGATGAAGAATTCCTCCGTATCCAAAGAGAACAATTCTATGATCGTAAATTCACAGCCACACTTGAAGCAGCAGGAGCACAACCACAAGGAGGTGGAGGTGGAGGAGGTGGCCTTGGAGGCGGCTTAGGTGGTGGACCAGAAGAAATGCCACCAGATACAAGCCCAGAAGGAGGCCCACCAGAAGCCCCAGAAGGTGGAGGAGCACCAGAAGGTGGAGCAGGAGGCGCAGAAGCCCCAGAAGCCCCACCAGCAGCAGGAGATGAGGGAGGAAGCACATTATTAGCAGCACCCCCCGGTAAAAGAAGAGATACGGCAGGAAAAGTAATAACAACAACTCCAGCTTCAAAAGGAAAATGGTATGAACCAGTTTTCAATAGAGGCGACGATAAAAGAAATATTGGAGCAAGAGCCAGAGGATTTAAAGCTTCTGGTGGAGGATTTACAGCAAGTCCAAGTGTTAAAAACATTTTCCC